CTTATGAATTATCAGTTGTCTCTTCAGCTGCAGACCAAACGGTTGGAGTAGGCAGGGAATCTGAAACCAGAATCCAAACGGAAGTTTTAAATATTTCCACTACAAAGGAAGTTATGGAACAACAAATTGAAGTAACAGAAGAACGTCAAGTGGACACTACCGACATAGTGGCCAAAGCTCGTTCTGATGAACAAAAAAGGGTCCGTGAGATTGAATCTTATGGCAGAGAACACAAGGAAACACAATTGGCTGAGGAATACATCAAATCTGGCCAATCTGCCGGTGAATTTGCCCAGGCAATTCTGGAGCGGATTCAAAAGCTGCCAAAAACCCATCGGGATATTGGTTTGACTGAAAAGGAAACCAAACGATTCAGTTGGATGAAGTTAATTAATCACATGGCCAAGCCAGGTGATGAAAGATTCAGACGTGAAGCTGAATATGAGATTGATACTTGTATCCAGGCGGAGAAACAGTCCAATAGGGCAGCAAGGGGATATTTCATTCCTAATGAGGTTCTGAATGATCGCAGAATTAAAACTCCTGCACGATATGGAACCCGTGAATTGCAAGCCGGTTCCGGTGATGGTGCAAACCTGGTTCCCACCATTCTGGACGCATCCAGTTTTATTGAATTCCTGGACAATGCCATGGTGACAGTTCGGGCCGGTGCAACGGTTTTGCGGAATCTGGACGGAATTATCAATATTCCCCGAAGGGATGCAGCAATCACAGGCGGATGGTTGGCAGAGTCGGCAGATGCCGGTGACGTAACACCGAGCTATGACCAGGTGACGCTTCAATTAAAAACCTACGGCTTGCGTGTAGATTTGAGTCGGCAACTCAGATTGCAGAGCAGCATGGATGTCGAATCCCTGGTAGCCCGTGAAATCGCCATGAGTTGCGCCCTTGCATTGGATAAAGCAGCAATGACAGGTGACGGCTCATCGAATAGCCCCACAGGTGCAGGTGCGCAATCTGGTGTTGGGACCGTGGCATTGACCACGATCAACCAGATTACATGGGCAGAAGCAATTGAACTGCAAAGTGACGTTATGAGCGCCAATGCATACTTTGGATCTTTAGCTTATGCAATCCATCCAGTATTGGCTGGAGATGCAAAAAGCAGATCCAGAGATTCAGGCTCTGGCCGATATGTCATGGAAAACAATGAAATTGATGGATTCCCCGCTTATGTATCTGCACAGGTTGCAGACCTGGGGGCATCAGGGGCCAATAATGCAATGTATGGAGACTGGTCCTCAATGCTAATTGGTTATTGGGGTGGAATTGATGTCAGCGTTTACAAAGAGTTCTCAGACGGCAGGACTAGGTTGGTGGTGTTCGTAGATGCAGATACCAACGTCCGCCATGTCGGTTCATTCAGTCGGACATCCAATCCTTAATCCTTAATGTTGGATTCCAAATCGGGTGCAGGTCTTGATTCAGGGGTGGCACCCCATTCAAAAGGTTCAACTATGTTGATTCATGTTTTAAGGTGTTTTGTATTTTAAGGGCAGGACATCCGGGGTGGCGATCAAATTGAGGTCCCGGAGAAATTTGGCCGTCAAATGATTCAATTAGGACGGGCAGAGGTTGTGTCTGACCAAACCCCGAAAAAAAAGGCAGGCAGGCCAAAAAAGGGTGAATAAATGGCGTTTGAGTCCTCAACCGATTTCAGCAATTTCTTCGATACGGATGAATTTGCAGAATCTGCAACCTACACCCCGGATGGTGGTTCAAGCAGCACTATTTCAGTTATTTTCGATAAACCATTCCAGGATGTATCCCTGGATACCGGAAATGTGGATGTGGAGGACATCAAACCCACGGCCTATGCCAAATCCAGTGATGTGGCCAGTGTGGCCCATGGCGATGCCTTAACGGTTGATTCCACCAGTTTTTTGATTGTTGGAATTGAAACCCAGGCACAAAGTGGAGGTCAGGGAATGACCATCCTTTATTTGGAGGATCAATCCTAAATGGCCAATCATTTAAGACGGCAAATCAGGGAACGTGTGGCCTCTGATTTAACCGGTTTGTCAACTACAGGTTCCAATGTTTTTCAGAGTCGAATTAGGGACCTTGAAAAATCGAAATTGCCTTGTCTTCTGATTTATTCAAATTCGGAGGAAGTGGAAATTTCGGCAATGGGTTCGCCAAGGACGGTGGCCCGGAATCTGGAAATGGTGGTGGAGGGGTATGCCAAGGCCACCAGTAATTTGGATGATACTCTTGACGGTATCAGCAAGGAAGTTGAGGTGGCCATGTCTGCGGATATTGGAATCAATAGTCTGGCCACTGATTCTTATTTGTCAGAGGTGGAAATTTCCTATTCTGGAGAAGGTTCAGTTCCAATGGGAAGTATTCGAATGGTTTTTACTATTAATTACCGGAACCCGGAAAATCAACCGGATACGGTGCCAAGTTAATGAAAGGAAAATATGGCAGCGATAAGCGGGAACACCGGCCTTCTTCAGGTTGATGCTGACGGGGCCTCTACTTACTCAACAATTGCCAGTCTAACCAGCTGGACGGTTGAAGTTAACGGTGAACAGGTTGAGACGTCAGCAATGGGTGCAGATAACAAATCTTTTATTGCTGGACAGTATTCATGGACAATATCAGCAGAAATGAGGTATGAGGAAGACGATACCGGTCAGGAATTAATGCAGTCCTCAATGCTTAGTCCTGCAATCATGTATGTCAAATTATACCATACATCATCCGGTGGAACAGGATCTGGGGATTATTGGAGTGGTTCAGTTGTCAATGGCTCCGTTTCTCACACAGCAAGTTTAAATGATACGGTTAACGTTAGTTTTTCCGGTCAGGGTTCCGGTGCATTGACTTATACAAATGCATGAAAATTAATGGGGGCAATTACAGGTAATGATGGCCTTTTGCAGGTTTTTGCAGAGGACCAAAGTTATGCAACGATAGCACATCTGACAAGCTGGACCGTTTCAGTTTCATTGGATGTCATTGAAACAAGTGCAATGCGAACCCATGCCAAAACATTCATTCCTGGAATGTATTCCTGGAACCTTTCAGCAGAAATGCTTTATGAGGAGGATGATACGGCTCAGGAACTGATAAATTCCATTTTATTGGACCCTTACACTTTCAGGGGGGTGGTTCTGTCGTCTCCACTCACGACAGATACCACACTAACGGACCTTTTGACTGGTTCGGATGACACCCTGGAACTGCAGGCTAACTTGACCCTTGGAAATGGTGGAACCGAGGATGTTTTTCTGGAAGTTGGCCTGGATGTGGGGGATTCAGTTGCCCCACCCTTTGAACAGACCATGGCAGTTAAATTGTATCATTCCAGTTCGAGTGGAACAGGTGAGGGGGATTATTGGACGGGGAAAGTGGTAACCAGTTCTTTTTCCCATAATGCAGCATTAAATCAACCAGTCACGGTTTCCCTGGATGCACAGGGTTCCGGGGCGTTAACCTACACAAACGCATGAGCAAAAACGTTTTAAAATATGCCAAATCTCATTTTCACACCAGAAACAGCAAACTCGAAAAGGTTACTGTCAAAGAATGGGTGGATGATGATGGAAAGGCAGTTGAAATCTTTTATAAACCTGCATCCAACCTGAAAATTTCGGAACGGATTATTGAACTGACACAACAGAACAAACTGGCAGAGGCAACAGCAATGAATTTTGTTTTAAAGGCCAGGGATAAGGACGGTAAATTAATGTTTCAGGATATAGATTTGGATGAGGTCATGATGGAATGCGACTCGGCAGTGATTGGGGATATAGTCAAATCCATGAACCAGGATCAGTTTGATGATAAGGACATGGAAAAAAACTGACAAGCAATCCATCCTTGTATTTCCTTTTCTCTCTTGCAGAGTCATTGCACAAAACGGTAGGAGAATTAACGGAAATGACCATGGACGAATTTATGGGGTGGGTTGCATATCACCGGATGAAATCCGAAGAATATGAAAAAGGGAAACGGGAACGGGAAGAAAAAAGAAAGGGAAAATAAATGGCATTAGGTGCAAAAGTCGTACTGACAGCTGAAGATCGGACAGCAAATGCTTTTCGATCAGTCCAGCGGAATACTAACAAACTGGAAGGTAGTTTTGACAGTTTGAAGGGTGTTATTGGTGGTTTG